CATCTTGATTATACATATAGAAGATGCCCCATGTTTGTATTACACTATAATCAGCCGTACTTGATGTAGAGAAAGCTGTATCATAAGTTTGTATTATAAAGTCACAGGTAGGCGGCTCATCATATTCCCAGTTTTGAAGCCATCGTTTTTTTATGAGGCCGCCCTCTTCAGGTGTAGGGTCTTGCATGTAAAGAGCGTTCCAATAACGAGAACCATTAGAAGCTTTAATCTCATTCTCATCTACTTTTAGTACGTTATCTGGTTTCCATTCTGGAAAATAACTAGATCCTACTGAAAGATCTAAAAGATCTGCTGCCTCTTCATCTAACCATGCTGGTATCTTTACAACTTCCCACGGTATAGTTTCATAGTCACCCATATTCTCTTGTTGTTTTAAGAGCCAGCCACAAAGATCATCATAATGATACCGTGTATTTATTATAACAATAGAACCATTAGGCATAATACGTGTTCTAAGTCCAGCAGGATACCATTCTTTTATAAATCTTCTACCTGCACTAGAGATTGCATCTTCTTCTGACATAGCATCGTCTAAGATTGCTACATGAGCACCACGACCAGCTATTTGTGAGCGTACACCAGCGGCATAATACGTACCATTTTGGTTTGTCTTCCACTTTCCTGCTGCTCTAACGTCACTTCGTAAAGACACACCACGAAATACCTTTTGAAACTCCTCTGTGTTTACTATATCACGCACTGATCTGCCAAAATCACTGGCTAGTTGATCACTATGTGAGATAGTTAGGAGTTCATGCTCTGGATTTCTACCTATATACCATGCAGGAAACAGTTTAGAGCAGACAACAGACTTAGAAGAGCGTGGAGGTAGAAAGACCATCAGTCTTTTTATCTCTCCTGACTCTACTTGTTGTAGTTTTTCTGAGATAACTTCTATGTGTCGCCCCATTTTAAAGCCAGACACAAGACTAGGTGCTACTAATCTTACAAAAGACAAGAAGTCAGTGTTACATTGTTGATTAACTTGCTGAGACAACAGCCCTTCAAGTTGTATATAGGACTCTATATAGTTACTATTTAGTTGTTCCATAGTAATATTTTATATTATTAATATTAAAATTATAAAAAAAATATATCTTAGTAGTTAATTAACTACTAATTAGTTACTCTATAGGTATATTATACACTATTCTATAGGCAACTGCAATAGTAATATAAAAAAATATCTAATTAATAACTAATTAGTACCGCACTGTGATATTTTAGCAACACTGATAGATATCTTTTGATTATAGACCCTAGTATTTTGCTAAATATATATGGGGGTTGTTTATATATATACATGCGTAGGCGCATTTTTGTGTGCAGGTGTGCGTATTATGCGACCAAGCCATGCAATTTTTGCAAAGGAAACCTAATTAGACCTCTGTAGTAGTAACGTAGTGTTACTACAGAGGGATAATTAGTAGTTAATTGTTGAGGATTGCTGCTGATTTCATCCAGAGGATGCAGAAAAATGCAGCTTTTACTACTACGTAGTAACTTAACAAATCAACTCAAGTCTTTGACTTGCAAGGGTTTTTAACTGCTATGCAGTAATCGCATGACTGCTATGCAAAGGATGAAATCCTTTAGCAGTTGACGAGGCTTGACAAGGCCAAATGACGATACTATTGTAGCTTTTAGTACGAACTCTAGTGAGTTCTAAAAGCGAACAATAGAGAGAGGAAAACAATGCAAACATTCTTGTTGCTTTTAACAACAATTTCACTGCTGTCTTCAGCTTTGATTGTTGATCACAATCAATTTGTTGGTATTTTAACATTCATTCTGAGTGTCGTAGCTTTTCTAGGTTTCATATTTGAAACTGCTTCACTCAATGCTTGAATATAAGTAAAGATAGACGCTGGTGGAACCTCACCCTCATTAACAATGAACTTTTTTGTTATTCTATCCAAAAAATCATTATG